TTCAAGAAGCAGGTATTAAACCAAGATATACTTGCTGTATAGAAATGTTAAAAGGCGGAATGGAGACTGGTGTCTAATGACTGAAAAGGATTTAGGTAATAATTTTGCTGGTATGTGGTATGGTGAAGTCGTAGATGTGATGGATCCAGACCAATCAGGTCGCTGTCGCGTGCGCGTATACGGGCGTCATGACGACAAAGAAAATGTTCCTGATGATAAACTCCCATGGGCCATGCCTATGCAACCAGTAACTTCGGCTGCTATGGGTAAAATAGGTCAAGCTCCTTTAGGATTGCTAAAAGGCTCAAAAGTTATGGGTATATGGGCTGATAAAGATCAGCAATATCCGATCATATTGGGTAGCTTTGGTAAAGCTGGTGATCCAAAAGAGGGTGGAACAGTTACAGATGGTGTTCCTGAGATCGATAAGGATAAGGGAAGTATACCGACAGGCGCGACCAATCAGAGTCCTCCTGTCGCTAAGAACCCATATAGTATCTTAAACAAAGATAGAGTAACGATTAATGATATTAACTCTGGCGCTAAATCTGTTCAGAGCGTTTCAAAAGCTGTAGGTATCATCAATAATAAAGAAGTTGATACGAAATTAAAAGAACCAGCTATACCAACGATAGCATCAGCCGTAAAGGGTTCTGGTGAACATGTTCTTGATCTGGTTAAAAAGGTAGATCCTAGCGGTAAGAGTGCTTCTATACCTTCTATGGTCAGTAATATGGCTAATGTTAAAAACATAATCAATATATCAAGTCCTCTTGGTCAACAGAATATGATGGCTGGTGTTGTTGGCGGTCTGGTTGGTAATCTAGCAAGTAAATTTGGTTTGTCTAATGTTGCTGGTATGTTATCAAACGCTCTTAAAGTTGGCGCTGCTACTGGTCTATTGAATGGCTTAGATCCTAGTCTGGTAAGAGGAATTAAGATTGGTTTGGCGACAGCTGTTAATGCTTCTCTAGCCAATGGTGGCAGAGCAATTCCTCATGTCGTCCCACCAACGAGTCGCCCATATAGTAATTCTCGCCTACCACCAGAAACTTACATAGTTACTGGCCCACCAGATATGTATGTACAACAATATTACACCATGGATGAAGATCCGTATCCAGGATATATCGAGTGGTATCATAAACCAACCAATCAGAAAAGATATACGTTAAGGAATGGTCAGCCGCATTATACTTCTCCAATTGACCATGTAAAAGGTAATGCTACTGTTGCTATAACAGCAACACTTGCTTCTAGTTTGTTAAGTGGTTCTATGCCTTCGCCATCAACTGTTTTGGGAGCTCTGAGTGGTGGTTTTGCTGGTATGAAAGCAGAAGGTATGACTAAGGTTCTTGGTGCTGGTGTTAGTATGCAGAACATAACAGGGATGGCTTCTAAATTATTACCAGGAGGTCTTGGTGGTGGGATTGATGGTTTGATGAAAGGTCATCTACCAACTTCGGTCCTTGGTGCTGGCGCTGGGCAAGCAATGGCTGGGTTTACCCAAGGTCAGGCTATGCTTGCTGCTAAAAAGAGTAGTCTTGTAGATTCTATAAAACCAAAAGACTCGGAATTAGATAGTAAATTAGATGATTCGTTAAAAGGATTATCAGCAGCAGATAAGGCATCTGTTATGAATGGTGGTTTGACTACTGCTGAAAAAGCAGCCGTCCAGCAACAGCAAATTAACCAAACATTTGGCCAAGATAGACCAATTATAAAGGGATAATAATGGCAACTGATTATAATGTAAAACACCCAAAATTACCATATGAGGGCAATTATCCTAATCTTCATGTATCACAAGATGCAGCTGGTAATCAAATCGTTAAGAGTCTTGAGCCTGGAAAAGAAGCATATTTTGAGATTATGGCTAGCGGATCGTATTACGGTCATGCAGCTGATGGCTCTAAGACTGAGGTAGTTGTAGGCAAGACTCACCAGTATCACGCTGACGGAGTCTCCAAGACTGCTGACGGACACGTTGATGAGAAGATTAGCGGATCGGCTAGAACCAATAGCGATGGTGGTCGTAGCAGCGAGAATGGCGGCGATAGTTATTCTGGTGGTTCTGGGCATACGATATCCGCCACACAAGATTCTGGTGTATCACACAGTAGTGGTGACATATTCCATACTTCCGAAGGTAACCATGTAACTCAGCATGATGGTAATATCAATCATGCTGTAACAGGAGATATGGTTGAGGCAGTAAATGGCCATAAAATGGAAATAATAACTGGTGAATACGGTATAAATATACAGAGCGGTAATTTTGACGTTCAGACGAATGATGGTAAGACAAGAATAAAGAGTTCTGATGCGATATTGATTGATAGCGACACATCAATAACATTACAAGTTGGTGGTACTTCTATAACCATAACAGGAAGTGGCATCGTTATAAGCAGTGGTGGTGATACTACTATCAAATCAAGTAAGCGTAATGTTATCAGATCTAATCAGGGAACTAAACTTGAAGTGGCTAATGTTCCTCCAGTTGGTAAAGGTTAATAGATGGCAAGAGCAGACGTTGTTCAGAGAACAAAACCAGTAGAACATTTTAGCGATTTTCTGAACAATATGGACGTACATCCATTAAATAAGACCATTGGTCGTGTGTTGAACGAAGAATCAGTAAGGCAGTCTCTAAAAAATCTTATATTGACTAATATAGGAGAGAGATTATTCCAGCCTACTATTGGCTCTGATGTCTATAAATCTTTGTTCGAGCCCAATGATGTAATCACTGCTGAAAATATATCGTATCATATATCATCAACGATAAAACATAATGAGCCAAGAGTAATATTACTTAATGTTATTACTACTCCACAACCAGATGATTATTCTTTTAATGTTAGTATCGTTTTTTCTCTGATAAATAATCCAGCTACACTAAATTTAAATTTAATTCTTAGAAGAGTAAGATAATGGCAAATAGCGCATTAGTACTAACATCATTAGATTTTGATACTTTAAAATCAGAACTAAAGACTTTCTTAAAATCACAGAGCTCGTTTAGAGATTATGATTATGAAGGTTCGAACATGAACGTCCTCTTAGATGTCATGTCATATAACACATACCTCAATTCATTTTATCTTAACATGGTTGCTTCTGAGACTTTCTTGGATACTGCGCAGCTTTATAGTTCAGTCGTTTCTCATGCTAAAGAGTTGAATTATACACCAAGATCTGCTAGATCTGCAAAAGCATCTGTATCTTGCACCTTTGTAGCGACTGGTATCTCCAATTCGTTTTCCATACCAAAAGGTACTCAGTTTTCTGGGCAAAACGCGAACGGCTCGTATACATTCGTAACTGACACCACTCATGTCATAAATTCTACAAATACTACATTTTCTATAGCCAGCTTAGATATCTATGAAGGAACTTATATCAACGAGACTATAATTGTTGATAATTCAATCGAAAATCAAAAATTCGTTCTTTCTAATAAGAATATTGATACAACTAGTATTGTTGTTACTGTTTCAGAAGATAATGGTTCTAATGTTAATGATTTTACAAGAAGCGATACTCTTTACGATGTGAATAGTAGATCAAATGTATATTTTCTGCAGTCAACACTAGATGGTTATTATGAGATCGTGTTCGGAGACGGCGTGTTTGGTCGTATTCCTCAGAATAATGCATTAATTCTTGTTACATATAGAGTATGTAATGGCTCTGATGGTAATGGTGTTTCTACTTTCTTCTTGAATAAAGATCTAGGGTCTTATAACGGTGGTACGTCAACAGCAAAAATAACACCGATTATATCTTCGGCAGATGGCGCCCCAGTAGAAACTATCGAATCAATTCGTTTCAGAGCTCCTAGAAATTACCAGACACAAGATAGAGCGGTAACTGTTACCGATTATAAAACATTAATCCTTAATAATTTCCCAGAAGTTAAAGATGTTAATGTGTATGGTGGCGAAGAAGTTACTGATAATATCCAGTATGGTAAAGTTATTATTGTGCCTACTACTTTTTCTGGTTCTACTCTCACGAATCAAAGAAAAGCAGATGTTGTTGCTTATCTAAAAAGCAAGAAAATAATAGGCATAGAACTCAGCATTATTGATCCAGAATACATTTATGTTGTTCCTACTATTAATGTTAACGTCAATTTTAATAATACTTCTTTGACACCAGCAGAAATAAGATCAGGAATCGTTAATTCTGTAACAGCATTTAATACTAATAATCTGCAGATATTTGATAATACTTTTAGATTTTCTAAGCTCGTAGAGGCTGTGGATGCTACAGATCAGAGTATTCTTGGTAACCAGATAACTATTTCAGTATATAAGACCATAGAACCCATGATTGGTGTGTCAACTTCTCTTACTACCAAATTCAACAATGCCCTAGAACCAGCAACAATTAACAGTACAGAATTTTTGTTGTCTGATGGTAATGTGTATCAGATAACAGATTACAACGAATTGAATAATACGTTTGAAAGAACTATTACAAGTAATGGATTTGCTGTGTTTAACTATAATCCTGTCTTATATCTGAAAAAGATAACTACCAATTATACGATATCGTATTCTGATGT